AAGAAGTTCAGAGCCGAGCTCAAGATACTGCAACCTCCTAGTCCCCCAGGAGGTCCACATATACACCAACTAGTTGTCGATTGGGTCAACAGTCGCCCTAAACGTACTAGAGTATCGATACCACCTCTTCAACATCTTCGACTCGGATACCGGAGGTTTACCCTCTGATACCCTCGTCTGGATGTTACGTGGAAATGGTAACGCCGCGAACTCAACTTCGATCTCTCGGAATTGAGTCCATAGGTCCTCAAGTGATTCCCAGTCAAGGGATTCAAGTGAGATTTCCTCCAGCTTAGTACGAAGGTCCCGACTGGCTATGACCACATCAAGGAAGGCCTCCCGGTATACCGTTTCATTTAGGGAATCCACCACCTCACTAGGTGTTGTGGCTTCAATCCCTGGATGCGACGATTGCCGATCAGCCCCCCTCGGTGTCGTGCCATAGTGCTCCCGATCCCTGTAGACCGTCCCTAACCTCTTAGCTTCCGCGATTAACGGAGCATAAGAGTCTAGGAATTCGAGAATGAGTTTAACCTCACCCTCGAAGAATAATCTACAAAGACCTTGAACCCTGGTCACCGAGGTTTTATATAGGGAAGTTACCGATTTCAAGGGTAACCACCCTTTTAAACCCTTGTAACCAGGCCCGCCGGGACCGTAGAACGTAACGATATAGTTACGGAGCCGCTTAGGAAGACTGAAGAGGCGTTTCGATGCTGAAGCCTTTGCGCGATACCCGTATCCTAGGACAGATAGCATCTGCCCAAAAGATAACGAGTATTTACGCACAAGCTCCAATAGGCCCGACAGGCTCTGTCGACCTATTACAAACTCAGCAAATGGAACCATTGAGACGTTCTTCCCGTTAAGGAAGGTACGTTTCGCAAATTCCATCGCCTTGCCTGATAATGAGATAAGAGATTTGTGATCTCCTATTCCCACATCTAGCGCTCTCATGATCCCCGCGTACTCCTTGGCCACACAGCTACGTGCTATGACTACGTCGTCTCCCAAGACGGCGTAGCCCTCGTACCACGGTTTAGCGGTAGTAAGCACGCCTGCCTTAAAGGCAGACCATTGAACGATGGCATGGTGAAGAAAAGCCAGCATCGCCCATGAACTGAGCGCACCCATTGGCTGTCCGGTCGCATACTGGACAAATCCCAGCTCAGAAACAGTCTGTTTAGGACCATTCCCGAACTTGATTGTCTTGGGACAGTGATACTTCCGTCCAACCATTAGGCAACCCCACAGCTCTGCCCCCCAACTTGTTAAGAAGGGAGACAGTAGTACTTTCTGAAGTACGATAGGCAGACGATCGGTGGCGGCTGATAAGTCAAATGAATACAAGGCGATTGGCTTGGAGAATTTCTTCTCTTCTGCCGCCTGCCAAGTAAATAAATGACGAATCGGTCGCTCCTGATCAAATGTCCCATCCTGTGGTATCCGCTCCAACAGACCAAAGATCGCCTTGTGAAGACGATCGAGGATCCACTGTGTCCACGGGTCGACCATAGCAAACACCCGGACCTTACCGGCTGGTTCCGGTTTAAACCCAAGTTTTCCAAGCCAATTTGTTGCTTCAAAAGGACACTTAGGTCCCTTTGAGGATAAGGGAAGGGAATCCTCCCATACCCACAACTCCTTGGCCCAGAATTCTATCCGGTTCAACACCCAGTGATTACCTGTCATTTTACACCAATTTTGCAAAATTGGGTATAGAGGACTGTGTAACCAGGTGAATGCTGAAGCCAGAATAGATGCGGGGGAAGTGCTCTGAGCACCGCTCGGAACACTA